CAATCCACTTTTGTTTCATTTACAATCTTATCTAATTCGACAACAGGATCCCATTCACCTGCAGGATCTTGCGCAAGCCCACGCCACTTGGCAACTTCATTGTAAGAAACCCACTTACCATCTTTATATTCACAAAACTGGGGGTATTCCCAACCAGTGGTAGTAATTTCATACCAACCATCACGAACAGGATTAACTTTGGCATCATACCAGTCAGTGCGCTCGGCATCACTCCAATTATCTTCGAGTTGATCGGTCACCCATTGATGGTGTGCATCTTCAAGACCAGCAAAATCAATAAGATCAGATGGCAACTCATCCAAGAAGTCTGGATCTGTTACATCGTATTCGTAGTAGTCATCACCATTTTCGGTTGTGAACATACCCACATAACACATTCCAGACTCATGATAGAATGCTTCTACTTCCCAGCCTTCTTCGACTAGGAATTCATAGAGTGCAATCGGAGGACTCCATGCAGAATCAAAATAGATACGCACTTCTTTATCATCAGACTTTTCCCAGTCGATGATAGATGCATCCCACTTTGTACCCCAGTTTTCCACTGACCAATCGTACTGCCACTCACCAGCAGGATTCGGGCGTAGATGATTCATGAAGTTTTGATCTTCTTTGTTCTCCATTACAGCACAAAGAGCATCAATTTTTGACTTGTCATCGTGACGAAGTGTCACGGAATTGTCACACCAGTTTGGCATAATATATCTCCTATTTCAAATTAGCCATATCAAATCTACGAACAACTATTCCATTCTGCTTGTATCGTGAACGTGCTTCTTGGATTGTAGCTGCAGTCTTGTGTTTAGCATTCAACTTAGCATTTTCTTCAGCAGTCACGATAACAATTTTATTGTATCTAATAAAATAATCAATCACTTGTTCCACTGATTTAAATGATTTGTTTACTACCTTTTCCTTTATGATACCAAGAGGATACTGGTGTTCAATGTTAAACACTCGTTTGCCGTCTTGATATGCTTCCCTTCGTTGTCTTTTAGTTCCATCAAGCGAATCAAACTTTTTAATAGCACCCTCGCTCCACCACTTACAGTTTCCTAATATGTGTGGAGTTGAATGAGAACAAAACTCATTCTCGCAAGAAATAAAATCTGATACGATTCTGCAATCAATGTCAACTGCTTTCTTTTTAGCATTGACATGGATCTCTGCAAACTGAATATCAAATACTCTTTTTGCAAAGTGCTCTACTACTGTTTTTACTGAGTCGTTCATAATATAATTATATCCCAAAGTGAGATAAAAGTCAACAACTATTTTTTGGGGACTCTGACCAATTTATCTGTAGCAGTCATTTCATCTGCAGAAAATTGACAAGAGTAGGTTCCATTAGTCCATTCATTTTCACCAGTTTTAACAAGAGTTATAAGATCCATTTTTGCTGTATGAAAATTTTTCATCAGCACAGTCATGTTATCACCTTGAATTGATCTCACTTCTGCAGGTATAACTTCTTTAGTGTCACTTTTTAAAATTTTTACGGTGTTCATTCTTGTGTAACCTTTGGATTTTTCTTTTCTTTTTCTGGTGGTGGAATAATACCAGCTTCTGCTACAAGTTTCCAAGTAATCTTTGGATACAATTTATTTAATTTTTGATCTTTCACTGCAATAAGAATCTTTGCTTCTTCAGGATGAATACCTTCAAGCAGACCAATAAACAAGGACTCTCGTTTAATTGGTTTGACCTCAGCTTTAACGAACACATTATAGAATCTCCTGCACTCAACAAACAGATTTGTATCTGTCATTCCTATTGGTTGGGGTGCTGGTTTGAACGGTGGTTCTCCCTCAGGCAACTGAAATTTATAGTTTGGTAAAAAAGAATGCGCAAAGATAACCTTCAATAAGAAATTGTCTTTAAATTGCGCAATGCTCTTAGGATCTTTATTGATCTCGTCAAGCATTTGTGTTAAGTATTTTTGCATTTAAAAGTCCTCAAGTTCATCAAGCAATAAACGACAACGATGTTCAATGAGATAATTCATGACAGTCATCTTATCACCCTTCGGTTTATTACTTAGGTATGTTTCAATAATAGAATCTTTCAAATCTACTGGAATATTATCAAATGCAACAAGTTTAGCATTTCTAGACCAGTTTCGTTTCTCCTCATCATTACGACACGCATCAATACCTTTCTCGATAAATTCAGAGAGTCGTTTCGCACTAACAGGTTTCTGTCTATCACCAGCAACAAACACATCATCTTTACTTAGGATATTCGGGATACCATCACCTGTATCACCCTTAACGATGTGTTCAATCGTAAAATCAGTAATCTCTTGCTTTGACGCTTGAATGAATTTCTTTTGCATCGGTGACCACTGACGCACATTACCTGACGAAAATGGAGCCAGCTGCAACTGTTTGAAGTCCTTATCAGAGGATAAGATTAAAATCTTTTGTGGTTCTTCCATCAAACCTTCGACAACAAAATCATTGGTCTGCGCCCACTCAGTCATCACAGCAATGACATCATCTGCTTCTGCACGATCCACGTGAATAACTCGCCATGGAAAGTGCTGTGCGATATCCTGACGCATTTCATTAAGCGTGTCAAAGATCAGATGCCAATCTAATTCTGAATTGTCTCGCATCTTTTTACGAGATGCTTTGTAGTGTTCAAACACTTCACGACGCCAATACTTACGACCATCGCAACAGATTACAAGTTCACCATACTCTTTACCATACTTCTTCTTGTAAGATTTCAGCGTGGACAGAGTCACATGACGAATAAGGTTCTTCACTTCTGACTCTGTGCCTTTTAGTTCACGCTGAAAGGTTAAGATGGCTGCAAGAGCCACCTGACTATAATCCACGAGTACCATTAAAATGCTCCCAACAAAATACACTCTTGATTGATTCTACCATTTGGAGTGCTTGGCTTGGATTTGATAGACTTGATTGCTCCATTCAGTGCACGCTTACCCATAGACAATCCCTTAAAGAATTCTTCTGGTTTGCGTAGCGTTAACGATACAGAGTCCTTCAAACTAAATCCAAGAACAGTAGTGCCTTTGATACTCAACGTACCCATATCAGCCTTATAAACCTGAACCTTACGGTACTTCGTATTGTATACCCACAGTTCGGTTGATTCCAAAATGTCTTCTGGTTTAATAGACTTAAGATTGAGTTCGGCAAACTCTTTCATATACTTAACTTTAGCAACAATTTTGCTTGGTGGAGTTGCCTTACGCTTACGTGGAGAACGAGTAGCCTTGGCAGTCTGTACCATTTGTTCACAGTCTTCGATGATCTGCCCAACAAACTTATGGAATGCCTTTAGCTCTCGTTTAGTGAAGTTGCTATATCCTTCAACAAGTTGTTCGTCTTCACCATTAATGGCATCGGCAAGTTCGTTGTAGGTGCTGATGTAAAATTCTCCGATTCGTTTAGCGATCGGTGCAGCTACCTCTTTGGATAGAAGATATCCTTTGGTAGAGAATTCTATCTTACCCTTTGACACAACCCAGTCATCGATGGCTGCATCAATTTCAGCAGCAATACCACGTGCCTTTTCTTCCATGCGTTCCTGAATAGAAATGACATTGGTGGGTTTAGCTACCTCTGCTACTTTCTTTTCTTTTACGTTGGGATACTTGCGAACAAGTTCAGCAACATCATTCAGAAGTTTATTCTTGTGGACTTCACTTATTGGTTGTTCTCGTGTGATCAACCGAGCTAAGATGGCTGGACTTCGAACTTCGAAGTCTGTTGCTTTGTTGATAGCAAATACTTCTGCTTTCTTACCTAGTTTGGCAAAATATTCCAATGCATATTTCAGTCGCTGTTTTTCATTTGTGTGTTCAGTGTACCAAGTCAGTGCCGAGCCAATTGAAACATTGTAGTTCTCTTGGTCGATGATTGGTTCGTTTGATTTTGCAGCCTTACTGGCGTGCAACAATGCATGCCCTTTGGCTTTTCGCTTTGCAGTCATAGGTTTGTAACCTCCATAAGATAGTATCTATTATATCCTAAACTGCAATAAATGTCAAGCACTATTTTGAAGTAATTTTCTCGTATAGTTCTACAAAATCTTCGTGGTCTGCAACTTCTTGGGCTAGATTCTGTCTATGATACGTTTTTGCAATCTTAGAAATAACTTTCTTCGGAATTTGCAAATTATCAGATTGATCCTTTACGATCTCTTTGATCAAATCACGCTCTGCTTCAGTGCGTGTCATGGAATTGCTAATTTCTTGAATAGCACCTTGCAATTCTTTTTTCTGTTCAGGTGTTAGCGCATAATTCATATTAATCCTTGTTGTTTACGGAAATGTTCGCTTTGAATGCAGCAGGGATAATAAATGCGGCAAGCCAAGTTTCAATTGTGTATGGAATTGCGACAGATGGGAAAAGAGTATTCACTGCCCAAATTAATGCAATTGGTCCACCAATAAAAATTAGCACCACTAAGAATGCCGTCACTGCAATACCCAATGGGGTGTATGGAAATTTAATCATAACTCAAACTCCACTTTAATTACGGATTCCCATCGGAATGATCTCCATTCATGTTTCTCTGTGTCGAACACACGAACTGTGGATCCAAGATCGCTGGAATTTTTACCCTCATTCTCACTTTTGGGCTGTTTATCTGTTGGGATTCTTCCCTCAACGAGTGTGCATGACATGATGCGCTCACTTCCATCTTTTTTGGTAAAAGTAACACGCACACCTGACTTGAGATTTTCATCGTGTAGTAATCCTAAAGTCCATTTTTTAAATGTTTCAAATTCTTTTTCATTGCTGAATACTGTTTGCATGTTTCACCTGTTCATAATAATCTACCAATGGTTTCCAAAATTCTAAAAATTGATTGGGATCCGCATAAAATTCTTTAGTTACTATGTGTTTTCCGATATCAGATTCGATTCTTACTTGAATCATTCCTTTTGGCACAGGAATTTCCTTGATGTCAAGTTTGTGTGGATAAGGCATGTTTGTGTTTTTCCTTTCGGGTGTAATGAACCTTACTCTCAACTACACGCATACGGTATTTGGGAGTACGAACATCCTTTGCAATAGGATTTCTAGGTTTCATTACTTTATTATACATGTTTACTCAGTGCAAGACAAATTTCTTTAGTGCCTCTTTTGCAAGACTCAAATCTTCTACATCTTCTGTAATATGATCTACTTCTGCAAGAATGATCATTTGCATCAGAGCATCAGCCATTTTCTGATCATTCTCATCCAGCAAATCATACCATGCAAAGTATTCTTCTGCAGAATCCAGTGACCACATATGATCAAGCATATCGACTTGATCTTTAGTTAGATTGTGAATTTGAATCATAGATCCTCCGAAATCTGCCATTGATAGTGCTGTCTCAACCGAGCGTATGCATTCATAACTGATTGTGGAATTACTTGACCATATTGGCGCAGTTCTCCCTCAATTGCATTTGCTAGTTCTCTACTTAGTTTAATTTCTTTAGCAGTTCCAACTGGATGTGTTTCAAAATCACTCATTTTTCTATCGTCCATTCAACAATGTTAATACCACTTGATTTTATCGCATTTTGACAAACAGGACACGGTTTAGCCAACAATGGCTGTCCACGTTTACCATATCTATACACAGCAATACGATGCGCTTTCTCTAAATCTCTACACTTACTAATGGCATGAATCTCCGCATGTAAAAACTGTTTCTCTGGCATCCCTACTTGCTTCGCAAATTTAGCTTGTAGAGTATGTGTTTTTGCATATGAGTTTTTTCCTACGGATAAGATATTACCCTTTCTATCGTAAATAATAGCATGTAGAAAATGCTTCGCTGCACTCATTTAATATTGCTCCAGGTTTTCAACTTCTCACGCTTTTTCTCAGAAGCATCGATTACATTTTGCCAGTTGACCAAATTTGCCTCACGCATTAAATCAACCATACACATCAAATCACCAATTTCTTCCTCAAGATGTTGTTTATTGTTCTTACCGTTGTGCTCGGATAAGAATCCGAATCGGAACACTTTACTTATTGCTTGCGTCACTTCAGCGCATTCTTCTTGCGCAATCAACATAACTTCACGATCTCTATCTGTAATCATTTATTCTCCATCAAAAATTTCATAGTAATTTCCCTGAGCAAGTCGAAAATGTCTGGATCACCCCAGAACAAAAAGAACAATAGTATGATTCCGAAAATAAATCTCATGATGTCACAGCAGGATACACCCGACTTTTCGTCTCAATATTTGTAACAGGACAAATAAAAGTCATTACATCGCAACCCCGAAAGT